TGCGCCAGAAGCCGTGCTTGCAGCTGACTTAACAGTGTCGGTAAATACCGATCCATAATCTTTGTAAGCTTGAGCGCCTTCAGAGAACGAATTTTTCGCTCTGTTCATTGCGTCTTCTAGGCCTTGTCCGATTCCAGAGAAAGATTCTTTCGCACCAGAGAAGTCTCCCTGAAGAAGCTTGCTCATGGAATCGGCCAATCCAGAGAATACAGCAGTGTACGAATCCTTTATCGACATAGCGATTTCAAGAACTGTTGTACCGAACGCCATAAATACAGCGATAGCTCTATCACCAAACCATCCAACCCATCCAGCGGCAGTCTGGAAAGCATCAGCGAAACGATCCCTAATCCTTCCAAGGAACTGGCCAACACTTCCGAAGAAGCTCAGTACATATTCGTATCCGCCACTGAAAGCTGTTGCGATTGACTCATAGACAGAGCGCATTACACCAGCGATTGCGCTACCCGCAGCCGAAGCATACCCAGCAAGAATATCCCATAGGCCAAGAAATTTGTTCATTGTAGAGTACTGGTCGCTGGAGATTGTTGCCCACAGAGAAGACCAGTCAAACAGGTACGCCATAACTCCGCCAATAGCGAGGCCAATTCCGCCGACAACGGCAGCAATTGGGGCAAGTGGTGCAAGAATTGTTGCAAAGGAAGTTACTGCGGCTGCTCTCATTGCGATGAACGACTTAGACAGCAAGTTTACAGCTGTAGTAGCTCCCGGAGTGAGAGACAGAACAGCGAACATACTTCTGAATCCGCCAGTGATAGAAGACAGCACCCCGCCAGTCGCAGAGAAAGTCAATGCAACTGCGAATGCCTTTAACACAGGAAGAACAGTGTCAAAGTTTCTAATAAGGAATTGGATAGTCTCTCCAACTTTCGTTGCGACAGAAGCCAGAGATTGTCCGATGCGGTTGACAGCGGCTTGCACTTCTGGAGTAGAGATAAGCCTTCTTATCTGCCCAAACTGATCTGCCAACGCCTTATCAAATCCAGACGTTGCAATGGAATTCTTCAACAGAGTGAACTGGTTTGCTAGAAGCTGGAACTGAGCTGTCGATGTCTGCAAAGCTTCAGGAATCTTCGATCCATAAGTTGCCAGCAATTCCTTAGCAAGGACTTTCATTGCGGCAGAGCCGATCTTACCCTGCTTCAAAAGCTCGTCAAGAGTTTCACCGGGTTTAATAGCTCCGATCTTCTTCAGACCTTTTTCCATAAGCTGGAAGGCCCCCGGCAAAGAGTCACCGAACTGTTGGCGAAGTTCCTCAGCAGAAAGTTTTCCCTTAGAGAAAATCTGAGTGGCGGTGTTGAAGTTACGCCCCATCTGCTCAGCATCAAGACCAAGCGCACGACCAGCTGTAGACAGTGCCGTGAATACACCTTCTGTCGAGTCAGCCGACAATCCAGCTGTTCGAGTAGCAGCAGCAAACTTACCGTATTCTTGAATAGATTGAGATAGTGGGGCAGCTAGATTGTCAGCATTCTGCTTGACAAAAGCGAGCGCCCTACCGGCTTCTTCTGAACTTCCGGTAACAGCGGTAATGGCGATGCGGAAGCTGTTCAGCTGTGCGCCAGTTTCCATGAGCGATCTTGTCGCTCCAACAATACCAGCCAAGCTAATTGCGCTACCGAATGCAGATAGCAGGCCTGTGCCTGCGGAAGCGCTTGATGAAAGGGCCTTCATTCTTCCGATAGATTGATTGAGTCCAGAAGAGAAACGACCGAAGTTGATGGAGTTTACAGTAGCACCAAGGCGAGAGAATGACCCAGATGCGCGAGATGCAGCAGCCGCCATTACAGCAATACCTTGAGCAATCTGGCTGAATCCGCGAGGCACACGAATAGAAGCCATAGCATTTACAAATGCTGTGGTGTTGCGAACCGATGCTTGGCTTGGTCCTCTGAATCCATTGAGTGCCGCAGACAGACGACCGATGGAATTTATCGATGTCGTATTGACGCGGGCATTGTTCATTATCGAGAAGAATGAACGAAGACCAGCGATAGATGAAGAAGATGGCGCTTTGAAAGACGCCATAGCAGAATTCAGCTTGGAGACAGATGTGCCCAAGCTTGAACTGATTCTAACAGAGTTTAGTTTGCTGATGTCCCTTGCAAGCTTACCAAAAGCTCCAGAAGACAGGGAGTTGATCTTCTTGAACGCTTCAGCTACTTTTTGATCGAAGCTTACAGCACTCCGGGCAGCAGTATTGAGTGCCGAAGTAAATTGCTTGGCACCCTGCTCCGCTTGTGAAGCATCGATTTCAAATTTTAATGAGTAGCCTTCCATGATCACCTTCTAGGTGTTTTTTGCGCGGACGCTTTACTCCGCTTATTCTCTTGTCTTGTGTAGAAGTCGTCAAGCCAAATAGGATCGAGGACTCTTATGATCTTCAAGAGAAGTTCTTTATCATCAGGTGATTGGATTGATGTGAGGGAGCAGTAAGCGGCAATCGACTCTAAAGCAATGGCGAGTGGGCCGTTCATTCCTACACTGCGGGTTTCTGACAATACGCAAAAAGCGTCCCATAACCATACTGAATCTGGGAATAGATAAGCCGAAGGCTCTTCAACGACTTCTTCTATGTCGCGCTTTACGTGACCTTCCTTAACAAGCTGAGCAAGCCACTTCGAATGTTTTCTAGGCTTGCTCTGCTTAAGCGCGTGATTAAGGAAATCGGTTAGTTTTTTTCTTGCTCTTCCGCAAGTGTCAGCTTGAACGCCGACTCGTCAGTGATCAGAACTGCGATGATTTCGCGGAGCTTCGGAAGCTCGCGGAGCATTCTTTCCGCATTCTCCTGCGAGAAGGGGAGTGGTTCCTTCTTGTAGGTGATGTTCTTCCAGTCAACGATGATAGCGCCCGAAAGCTGCTTGATGAACAACTCTTCGCTCACCTTTTCAGACAGGCCCTTTCCAAGGCGCAACTGAGCCGCATACGGCTTTTCCAATTCACGGCGCAGATTCTTTGAGGCAGTGCTGGTGGCGGAGCGAAGCTTGATGCCAGCGTTTCCATCAAGGTCAAACCACTTACCAGTTTCTTCGGCAGTGGTGTCGGTAGCAAGGGATTCAAAAAGGTCCATGTAGGGTCTCCATCGGGTTAAGTGAGTGGGCGGCACCCGACGAACCGCCCACCCGTGCTGTACAGCGTAAAACTAACGCTATCGGGATTTTAGAAAGTGACAGACTTGGAAGCCGAGAATCTGTCGATCTGGAACATTGTTCCAGTCGCGCTGTCGCGGAAGGCGGCGAATTCAAGAGGCTCAAGAACGTCTTGGTCGATACCCTCTGGCTTAATGTCGTCAGAGGTGAACTTGACAGCAGGCACCGAGTAGCGGTACGAGTTTCCGTCAAGGTCTGTGAAGTCGAACGAGAGTCCGACAGTTTCGTGGTTGATGAAGTGGTTGTACATTTCACCGTTTTCGAAGTAGGCTGTGACTGTTCCAGTCAGATTGAACCGACCAGTACCAACGCCGCGAGCGAACTTGCTGCCAGCGGCGGTCTGCTGACGGAGCGAAGCATCGCCCTTCAATTCGATGGACTGAAGCGCAGTTGCGAGAGCAACACCGTTCTTCTTCAGAGAACCAACGTTTGTCGTTGCGTTCATAACTTCGGTCGAAGTCGAACGAACAGGAGTATACGGAGCAGCGCCTAGAACTGTCGCAGTCTTCATCTTCGTTTCCTTACCAGAGAACGAATAGGTACCCTTCACGATTTCGCCAGCTTGGACATTCATGCTCCAAGCGCCGACGCGCATACCTGTCTGCACTTCATACTGTCCGATGTCATTGAAGGCAGTTTCGATTGTGAACGACTGCGGCACGATAAGCTGGTGAGGCAGATTGCCGGTGTCGTCAGGATTGCGAAGCATGGAACCCTTGATCGTAACACCAAGGCCACCAGCGTTTGCATCCACAACAGGCTGCGGAGAAACAGTCAGAACGTCATTCGATAGAGATGTGATCGTGTACAGGCCAGAGGCAGACGATCCGCCAGCGAAAGCCGTAACAGAGATGTTTGCAGAAGTCTCAGCAAGTGCGCCGCCAGTCTTGTTCTGGTTGCGGATTGTCACAACCGTTCCGGTGACAGTCGCAGAAACCGACAGGTTTCCAGCAACGCGCTGAGCGTTGATAGCATCGGCAAGAGCCGCAGCCGTTAGCGCGGACGATCCGCCGATTGCCACAGCGATGCGGTTTGGAAGGATCGAGCTGTTGTTGTCAAATTCGAACACGACAGCCTTCACACCGTCGCTTACAGATACAAATTCAGCATCCGTAGGAGCAGTTGCAGTCAGATCGAACGAGCCGATCTCGTAGCCCAGACCATCCACAGAGATTGTCTGACCGACAACCAACTGACCCGCAGTGATAGCAGACGCAAAAGCGTTTGTACCGTTCGAATCGATTGTCGAAGCGCCGCCTGTTCCAAGGCGGATAGAAGTATTCTTCAATAGAACGATGTCGTTCGCGTCCTGAACGAAAGTCTTCGCGCTGCCAGCTTCGGCAACAGAAGTCGTTGTAGAGACAGTGATCTGAGTCACGCCAGACACGAGGGCGACAGAAGCGATGTTGAAGTAGCTGTTGTTCAGAGGATTATTGAATCCGCCTGTGACGATTCTGCGACCAGCTGTGAAGTAGGCAGTGAAGTCGCCGCCAGCGATGTCGATGCGGTTGTTCGCGCCCCAAGCAACGTTCAAGCCTGAGAACTTGTCGAGAGACATTGGGCGAGTCCACTGACCGAGGACGAACGCCTGAATGAAGTCGTCGTGCGATCCAGCAGAGAATTCGAAATCGATGTCGCCTTCAGAAGAGGCGGCAGTTTCAGTCACCGAGCTAACCATACGGTCGGCACGAAGCTCGTCAGAAGTCTTAGTTTCCTTCTTTGCCATAAGCGAAGATGACACAAGACGAATCAGGCGCGTAACGCCAGAAACAGGAGTCACGCCCCAAGCAGTTGTTGATTCCGCGATGGCGCGAATGGAAACGCGATTTGAGTCAGCAAAAATAGACACTGTTTATCTCCCGAAGGTTTTAGTTGGGTTATCCGCGAAGCCCCCGGCAAACGGTTGCGCAGATGCGCGAAATCATTGTCGAACCTTAACCCAAATCGAAAAGAAAGTCAAGAAAAAATTAACTTTATCCCTTAACTATCTTTGACATCCCTTCTATAGGGGATTCGTACCATGAGGCGAACGCCGCCGCCTTGAGTTGTTCCCATCCAGATATATGATGGCACTTTGAAGTTTAAGGAATTTCCGGGTGTAGCTAGGAACTGCTTCTTATCAAAGATGCTACCAAGGAATTCGCCAATCTCGTTTCCAGTCTTTATGCCAGAATCTTCAGGCACAACAACATCGAATTGCAGAATACCTACATGCCTATCTGTGGGTGAAAGTCCTAGGCTGGCCTGATTCGAATCTCCGCCGATCAAAGACACGCGCACCCAAGGGGCGTTTGGCGGCTGAGAGAAGGCGTGGTTTGGGTAGGCAATGGGGATCGAGGCGAAGGCGCTAGCCGCCACCCGATTCTTTATCTCGGAGACAATCGTCTCCCTCGCTTGGTCTAGTTTGCTCATAATGCTTTAGAATTCAATCTGGAAAGAGCCTCTTCCAAAGTAATTCCGAACATGCCATTCGGACTACGTGGGGTGTACCCATCTCCCGGAAGCTCGCCGTGTTCAAGACCAGAAACCGAGTCGGAATTGTTGGTGATGTATATCTTAGAGAATGCGTTTACTTTAGTAAGGACGGACCCAGACTCCAAAGCAGCTGCGGCATTTTCAGCTCTCCTAGGTTCGGTACCAAGAGGCATTTGATTTGTTCTGCCTGTCGGCACCCCGCCGATTTCTGGAAGCACTCCAGCATATGGTGTTCCGATTGTCATGATGTAGTTTCTGACTGTGACACCTTCCCATACTGGAGTCTTGTCGATAAGGCTCTTGTGGACAAAGCGGGCAGTTTTAAAAACTCTGGTTGCAGCCTCTTCAATCTTTTTCTGATAGCAGTTCTCCAACTGCTTAGCAAAGCTGGAAGCATTAGACCTGAACATTACAGTCTCCTGACGTGTAACTTATAAAGTCCCTTGCCCGGTACAACAGTACATTTCTGGACAGTCCAACGTCTTCCATCTTGAGAAATCATGTAGTCGTCTGTGTCTGGAACATTCGGATCGACATCGACTGCTGGCAAGAGGACTTTAGAATCTGTCTCAACGACGATAGAAGAGTCAATCTCATTCTCACGAAACTTGCTGAAAAGTACGCGAACGAGTGGAGCATTATCTGTCCCCGAAGCGTATGTATCTGAAGTCGGATCGTACACGCCATTGCTCAAATGGAACGTAACGTCAGCTGTTTCAATCACGTCAGAAACTACAGACTGAGTGATTGTGAATGCATCACCAACGATTTTCTTCAGGTCCAGCATACTTATGCCTTGATTATTTTTGCAGCCCCGGCACCGGAACGGATGTACCCCAAGTCTCTGATTGCTTCCCAGATGACGTTAGGTATAGAAGGAATTCGGTAGTCTTTATCGAATGAAAACTCGATAACATCCACCTTCAGAGCGGTGAGGCCATCTCTCGATTGTGGGGCAGTTGTGTCGATTGATACGAGTGATCTGGCAAGCTCTGCCGTGGCTTCTTTGAGGCGGCTCGGAATTTCGTCTTCTGGAATTGAAATGCCATCCCCATCTGTAACACCAGTACGTGGCCAGCGAAGACCGGAAGTCTCATAGGTTTTCGTTCCGTACCACGTTGCTTTCGTGTCGAGAAGACGGGTTGCCCACATAAGCAGCTTTTCTTTTGCGTCATTTGTAAGTCCCGCCCAAGATGTCGCGTGAATATTCGTTGAAATGATGTCGTCGGCTTCCACAACAGATAAGTATGAGTTAGCTGTCGGAATTCCGGTACCATCCTCTGGGGTGAAGGTTATTGCCATTACTGAACAAACCTATCGTAAAGAAGCATAGAAAGTGTGGCGAGAGCGGACAAAACAGGTATCGTGAAAAACAACATCTTTGGGCCGTTCCAAGATGATTCTTTGACAACAATCTTAGCAGAGATTGCGGCAACGTCTGTCTTTATCTTCTGTATTTCAGAAGATGAATTTTTCTCGTTATTGGCTATTTCTTTTTCTATTCTGGAAACGTCAACTCTAAGCCCCTCGACGCGCTCCTTTGTAGTAGCCTGAGAGCTAGTGAGGTCCTCCACTCCGCGACGAATGGCGGCAAGTTCCCCTTGCAGCCACAGAAATGCGCTGTCTGAGGATGATTTATTTATTCCGAACATGTTGTAGTCCCAGAAATTGTGGTGAAATGGTGGCTGCATAGCAGTTACTCACTGAGTAAGGCCGGAGACTCTTATACCACAAAAGTAAGTAAGAGTCAACTTTTCTCGTAGCACATCCAAAGCGTTTTAAATGCTCCGGCAATCCGGTAGTTTAAGCCTTCAGGGCGTTGTATATCGATAGTCTGTCGGAGTAGTTGGTATACCCCCCGTTCAGTCTTTTTGTATCAGATTTAAAGTCGTGGATGTTTCCTAGACCAAGTATCTTTGCAACAGCAAGAGAGGAAACAAGATTCCATTTAGGAAGAAGAATATCGTCTGGAGATGCAATAAAATCATGTCCTGTTTCCTTGGAAATACTGGAGTACATAGACTTACCAGTCGCCTGAAGCATTCCTCTTCCGCGATAGCGAAAACCGTCTCCAGATGATTCGTCCCCATTCCCCATCCTGTTCGCGTAGACCTTGTTTGCCAGCTTAGCAGGATTCCTAACATAATCCTTAGCAGATGAAACAGAGAATCTTGTTGGCCATACAGCAGCGATTCTTTCGGCTCTCGAATACTTTAGATTCTCTTCAAATGCAGTAAGGCCATTCGACTCATGTATGGCTTGTGCTAAAAACTGAAATTCTTCGTCTTCAGTAAGAAGGCCGTATGATGGAGCCAACGCATGCAAGCAGTTAGATATCTCTTTAGCTAGCGCGATATTAGCGTGTGGTGCTACTGATAGTATATTCTGTAATGTGACAGCCATGTTATCTTTCCTCAATATCAACCGATCCAGCTATAGTCACAGCTGTGGCGCTTACTGGCCATAGCACAGGAAGCAGGCAGGAACCGTTGTACAGGCGATTGCCAACTACTTTTGATGCTGGTGTTACAGATGGAGTGTTAGCAAGCGGAGAACAGATGCTTGCTGCGTTACGCATCAATACGAGAGAAACAGCTCCAGTCACAAGAGATGTGCCAAGAGTCACAGACTGCACCGAGCGAACACCTCTATCACCAGCCTGAAGCTGGAAGAAAACAAGAGTACCCACGTTCGCTGTCAATGGGAATGATGCCATTGTTCCAGTTCTACCAGCCGTCCCATCGGAATTAGTGTAGCTAATAGTGCAGTTTGTGATGTTAGCAGCATTTGTGGTAGCTGTGGTAACAAGCAGAGCGGCTTGAACGCCTAGCCCATTTGTTGATCCATTATCATCTCTAGCTGGCAAAGCCACGGGCGTGATCGCTTGCGCAGTTGTTGTAGTAACAACAAGTCCACTATTCACCCACATAAAATCCCACAGCTGTATCAGGCCTGCCTGAGTAGCAGTAAGTTCTTCTTCGGCCAAATATAGAGAGCCAGTGGGAGTCCATAGAGGAATACAACCAGCGTCAGTTGTAGTAGTTCCGTCAGTTGCTCTTCCATTCAATCCGGGAGCGCCTACTGCCCAAGCTCCGGGGAAGCCTGAATCTTTAGAGAAGCAGTATGGTATAGCTGCGGCTTTGGGGGCTGTACCAATCTTGTAGAACGGAATATTCTTTCCAATTACCTTATTAGAATACCTCTGTATTTTCTCTCTCCCGTTAGCGTCCAAAACAAAAAATCCACGATTTTGTGTGTACATCACAGATTCACCGGGATTAAGCGTTACGCTAGGAAGAACGGGGTATATAGTGGCGGTGTCTTTCTTCTGAATTGTAACGGTATTCACAACGGAAGAAGAGGCATTGAATACGGACAAAAATGTCAGCTGCGTAGCTGGGTTCGATCCAACTGCCTGTCCGAAGAAAATAGAAGTAGTAGTGGCGGTTGTGATAAGGTATTTTACAGACTTGTTTAGGATGGTTGTTGTGTCATCATCAAAATACGACGCGTTGACGGAAATATTTCCGGCAGCAGACGTTACAACTTCCAGACTCTGAGACGTTCCAATAAGCCTAAACATACTAAACTTCCTCTATTAAATAGGAGCCGAAGACAGTGTGGGCTGTCGCGGCTGACGGGTAAGAAATCAATTGTAGGCATGCGCCCGGTTTAATTATTGCTCCGCTCTTCGAAGATTTAATAGGGGAGCTTACTGTCGGAGTATTGACAACAGATGCGAACGAGTTTGTTATCTTTCTAAATAGAACAAGAGACACAGCGCCAGAAACCAACGATGTTCCCAATGTAACGGACTGTATTGATCTAACACCTGTGTCCTTTCCTTGAAGCCTAAACTCAACGAAGGAACCAACAACGGCGGTTGCAGGGAATGATGGGATAGTGGCAGTTCTTCCAGATACACCGTCAGAATTGGTGTAGCTGATCGTCATGTTAGTGATAGCGGCTGCATTTGTCGTCGCAGTAGTAACAAGGATAGCAGGGAATACTCCTACTCCAGTACCGCCGTCCTCAGCATCTCTTGCTGGTACTAGTGCCGTTGTTCCAAGAGACTGAGCAGTGGTTGTTGTAACAACAATACCTGTGTTTATCCACATGAAGTCTACAAGCTGTAACACAGTAGAAAGAGTAGATATCACATTATCGTCTGATACTTTAAGAGCGCCGATAGAAGAATTTATAAAGAAGCTTCCAGAGTCGGCAGCTAGCCTACTGTCAATTGCTCTGCCAGCCAATCCGGGTGTTCCAATAACGAAAGCGCCGGGGAAGCCAGAATCTTTTGAAAAACAGTATCCTACACCAATAGCTTCTGGCGCGGTGCCAATTTTATAAAATGAGAACAACTTTCCGTTTACTGCGGACACTGCATAATCTGTTTTCTTAATTAGGAACTTGTCTCTGACTACAAATCCTTCATCTTGATTGTAACTAAGAGACTCGTTTGGTTTAAGAGTAACAGAAAAGACAGGGTACCCAAGAGTAAGAGTAGAATCAAACTTTCTTACTGTCGCTACAACATCAGTCGATCCGATATTTGTCGTTTCGAAATACTGTAGTTTGTCAGAATCTGGACCTCCTCCGCCTCCGAAAACAATATCGAAGTCTGTCGGAGTAGTAGCAGTAGCCTTGAAAGACCTAAGATTGATCCCGCCAACAACTACCATTATCCAGCTGTAGTTAATAGCAATCGATCCCGCTCCAGTGTAGCTTATCTGAATCGTTTCATCAAAAAGGTCAGGACTTACATACATTAAAATGCTCTACTTGCAATATATCTTCTTACAGTCCCATCAAGCACACCAGCCGAGCCGGAAGATATAGCGACCCAGCCAGTGTTTCCAGAACCTGTCTCCTTAGAGTACATAGTTGTTCCTACGCCGCCGTCAATTCTCTTATACTCCGATCCGACAGGTGCGGTTACAACACCTTCAGGAGAGCCAGTTCCAGAAACGAAAATAGGCCCGGTTGTTGATCCGAGCCTGAATTGACTGACGAAGAATTCTTTTAGAATTGAAATCATCAGATTAGCCCAAGACAGTGACTCTCAGCGAAGAAGCGGCAGGAGCAGAATCAAACAAAATAGTGACAGAGTTTGTTGTCGTCTTCTGAACTTCGGCAATGACTGTTCGGAAAGAGCCAGCTACTTCGGCTATGTCAACAGTTACATCTTTTGTACCGAGATTGTGCGTAACCGTGATAGACGTTGCAGAGCCGTCGCCAATTGTTGATGCGAATCTCTTTGGTCGTCCCGACCAGTTGGCAAGCTTTAGAGGCGTTACAATGCGCAAGTCGTCTGTACCAGCGTCAGTCTCGGCCTGAGTAGCAAGCTCGGCTACGCCTGTTGCAGTTTCAGTTGCCTGAGCGGCTGCTGTTCCGAACGATGTGAATACAACGTTGTTAGTTCCGATGACACCATTTACCTGTGTCTGACGCCAAGTAGTGCCAGCGTTGACGGTTCCTTCAGAAGAAGTTACAATAGCTGCTTCTAGTTCGTCAAACGTGTCAGCGTCGATTGCTCTTGTCATTGGGACAGCAGCGCCGTTCCAAACGTAGATACCGTTCTGAGTGGTCGTAGTCTGGTCCTTCAGCAGAACTCTATCATTTACTGCCATCGTTACGCCGTCGATTGTAGCGCCCGGAGAAGCAACAGTGATGTTAGCGGTAGATGCAGCGCGAACGTCATCCTTCCACGCCAATCCCTGAATAGCGGATTGCAGCTGTTCGTATACAACGACTTCGCCGTTTGCGGTAGCAGCTGCGGCGTTTGTATACGGCTTGCGACCGCCAGCATCAATAACACGTAGTTGTGGAACAGCCATATTAGTCTCCTATTAGGTCAATCTCGCGTACCCGGAAAATGGGATATCGAATTCAATTGTCAAAATGTTGTTATTTACGTGAACAACTTCTCCGCCCATAACTTCAACTCCTCCTATTGTTGTCAAATAAACATCAGGACGGAATCCTAGGTTATGAGAAATAGTCCAA